GTTCAGGACTGAAATATGCGTTGGCTGGGGCATATTTAGTGGGTGCGTGGTTGAAGTGCCACCACCCTTGTGCGTAAAGCACCACTTTTACACAAGTGAAAAGTAATAATTAACTCCAATTAGTTTTATTCTAGTAAGCTATTTTTAATTAAACACCGTAATCATAACTCGGTGGAGGACTGATTGAGCATTGTTATAATATAGTGTGTTTTTTAAAAAATATAGTGGAAAAGGGGTGGTACATATACGAGCATAGTTGACTTGGCTTCTATGTTTTTCTAACCAATTTAATCGTGTGTATCACTTAACAGGGCGTGTGCGAAATAAAATGTCGGGTTAACTTCCCCAAACATCCAGTGGTCCAGTACAGTCCTGCGCGACTAATCCCCTTACCGGTTACGGGGGATGTATATCAGCGCAAAGGTCATCACGCCGTGGTTGTGAAGCTATAAACATGTGGTTCATGATGCTTTTAAATGGTTAATAAAGTTCCTAAAAACAACAAGAAAAACACAGCGAAAGGCTTAGCCTCTCGCGCTAAATCTCTGGCTAAGAGGGCCCGAGATAAAAGTAAGACTGTGCGTAAAACAGTGCGACGCGCAGTTATTAACGCCGAGAAAACATTTGCTTCTAATGCAGATTTGATTGACATGGTTGGATTAACCCCTGTTCATCAGGGATTAAAATTAGCTAAGGCAATTGTAGCTCCCTCTACTTCACCCTGCGTGAAGAAGTGGTATGACTGTTTAACAGACCCATTTTCACAAAAAGCTATGGGTGCTTGCATACCGTCTGGGGACACGATGTCTTCTATGCGACAATTCGGATTTTTACGATTCACCTTAACTGTAGGTGCATCTGGATTTGGTTTTGCCGCATTTACTCCCTCTTTAGCTAATAACTCTGTTACAGTGTTTTACACTGATGAGTCTTACCCTTTTAATTGGGTTCAACCATTGTCTGCTTCAAATGTTTTGCAAGTTGGTGTTAAAACTGCAGTCATTACTAATCAGAAGTTTTCCCAGGGTGATTATTACACTCCTGATATGAACAATACTTATGTTAAAGGAAGGCTTGTGGGTGGTGGCGTTCGCGTGCAATATACTGGAGCTATGCAGAATACTTCCGGTCTGTATTATTGGTGGGTTGATCCTAACCATGCCAGTGCTGTTGCTCTTGGTCAAACAGTTAGTTCATCTCCTGCTAGGGCTGATGTTGCTGCTCTGGGGTCATTTAATGATTGCGTCATTAGTGCCGTATCTCGCACTCCACGCGAGTACCCATTGGCTCCCATCAGAAATGAGGAGTTGACTTACCAAGACAATGATGATACTGATGCTCCTGCTAACCTGGAACGTGTGCAAAACGTTTATCCATGGGCAAATGACAATTATTTTTATTCATTCGCTGGTACTGGAGCTGGAGGAGCAAGTTCAAATTCAGGTGGCCCTTTTGTTTATGCTTATCCTGGTGGTTACAATACCGGCACACCTATTGCTATTTTGGCTGTCACTGGTGTGCCTGGAAATCAACACCATGTTGAATATGGAATGCATGCAGAGATTGTTGGAGCTGGATCCAATGGTATGAGAATGCCAGCTGAATCGGATGTCCAAGGCGTTGCTTCTATGATGGCAGCATTATCCCGGGCTACCATTGATTCGGTAGGTGTTAATGCTGGTTCATTTGCTAGTTCATTGAAGAAGAACTTTGCAGAAGTTGTTGCTGAACGCAGCGCTCGTGTCCGTTTATAAGGATGTCGACATTGCTATACATTGGACTGAGGAAATAACTTGGTCCCAAGTTGCATTGGCCGCGATATCCTTAACAAGTTTATTTCTTACTATATTTTATGTATTGTGAATACGGTACATTTAACCATGTTATACCAGCATATTAGCGGTTAAACATGATTTTTCGTGAACGGGATCACGCTTTTAGGAAAATTGGAATGTTTCATTACATGGGGCCTGGTAAGCCTTGTCCTACAGCCATAGTGAGGTAATGGTGGTATTTTCCACTGCGGAGGGGTGCAACCCCCATTGAAGGTAAAACAATTTAAACCCACAGCCGTCGGGCACACGGCTGTCGACTCCTGCCACGGACAATGAATACAAATAGACATGGGCCTGTTAAGCTTTACGGAGACTTGCCAACATCTGATGAAAATTTACCCCTTTCTGATGACAACGCAAGTTCTAGCTCCGAACACCAGATCTTAAGCCGGACTGGTTCGTGGATAAGTAAGCGCCACGCAGCAAGGCCTAAGCGTAAAAGTGAGTCTTTAACTGGTAATAATGATAATTATAATAATAATAACAATAATAATAGTAATTATGTAAATAATGATAATAAGTATAATAGTGTACATATTAATAATAATAATTATGTTGTTGAAAACTTCAAAAATGAAGGTTGTATAAATTGTGGAGTGAAATATGACTCATTTATTGTCGGATGTAATCCAGTGCATATTGGGTCAAATGTGTTCGTTTGTACTTATAAAGTTAAGCCACAAGCTCTATCCCAGTTGAATGGGAGTCATGGAGAAGTGACTGAAGATGATGACATGGAAATTGATGATGCATTAAAACAATTAGGAGGTGGCTCCCCTAATTCATCCCGTAATTTCATCAAGAAAAATTTACGTTATCAAAGGCAAACGGATAACAGAGATAAAGATAACAAATCCGGAAAAATTCAGGCGAAAATTGGTAAGCATCAAGATCGGATGTACCATTTACGACACAAGCATAATGTTATCAACTTAGGTGGCTCCGAAGTTGATGTTGAAAATGTCGTGGATTATGTGTTAACCCCTAAAGAGGGATATCCTGAATTGTATTGTTATCGAGGGAAGATTATGACATCTCCTCCGGTTGGTGTTGAGAAAAACACGTTGCCTTACAATCAAACTATTAAAGTTTGTGATTACGGCATCGGTTGGTTTTCTGTTAGCAGCATATCTAGTAAAAACACTAATCATTATCTCATATCACCTTTGGTGGTTTTAGGTAAAGATCAAAGTTATTACTGGATGGATGAGAATCTTAAAGAAATATTTGAATCTACTCTTGAAGTGTATATATATGCCCCTCTGTTTTCAGAATTAGTGAATAAGATCAATGGACGTCATTATGATCGTTCTATGGTTGCATCAGCTCATTACCATGCACAAAAAGAATCATATCACATTGATGGTCAAGTCGACTATGGTATTATTGAGGACACAGTGCGCTATTTTTTACGCACTAGACACCATAAGGAGGTGCTGTCTCGTAATACAGAATCACAAATTCGTGTGATGAATAATAATTGTGTTTTGGGTTTTAATGAAGCTCATGTGGGGCAAAATCTATTGAGGGATGTTCCTCATTATTATGAGATGTGTGATAAACAACGTGTTGCTTGGCGTCAGAGTTCAGTGGAACCTTCACTTGAACTTGACTGGCTTGTTCGAGACGATTTCAAAATTTTAAGTAAAACAAACGTTGATGTTCTTTATCGGGACGGCAACTGTTACTTTGATTTTGGGCCAGATGATGGTGGTAAATCGAAACCCGTAACTAAATTTTTTGAGTTTGCAGGGTTGAATCAAGATTCATGGGCAAAACACTCATTTAGTAATTATAACCTTAAAAATGCTTGCAAAAGACTAATTGGGGCACGTGCTAAACCTGGGCAAGGTTTGTTGTACGAGAAAATGTTACGTAAAAATTCTTTTTCTGTTGCCTTAGAAATTAGTAAGCACTTTACGGAATATCCTTTAATTTTAGAATATGCAAGAGGTGATCGTGTTTTTTCCGATGATTGTTTGATACCCCAGGATTTTTTGAATATTATTGGAGTTATGACTTCAGATTTAAAAAATCGGTGTTCACGTGGGTTTTATCATTTAATCACCGATTCCCTCAAAAATGTTGTGCATGATGCTAAATATCAATTATATAAATTAGCATGTGAATATTCTCCATTGTACAGTCGAGAATTATATTCGCAAATTCCTCATATCAAAAAGAAATTACGAGAGTCATATGTTAAAGGTCGTAAATGGCATTCTCCGGAATTTTTGGGTATTAAGGAGTTGACAGCGCAACTAAAAGATGAGGTTGCTAAATATGGTAAGTGTACGCGCTTATACATGAGTTTAGACTCAGAAAGTATGTATGCTCCACATTTAGCTATGATGTTAAAACAATCTTTACACGGATTGCACCATTTTATGGTGAATGGCATTTTCGTTGAAATTTTTATATATGCCCAACCTGATGAAGGTGATTGGAACTTAATTTGTGAGAAAATTCGGGAGGCTGAATATTTACCAAATTATTTGTTCTTTTGGATTCATTCTGATGATTCATGTGTTGTTGGTAATGTTAATGGTGAGGTTATCCGAGGCGATATTGATGTATCTAGTAATGATAGTGGTCAGGATGCCGCTGCTTTTTCATTGTGTGGTTACTTGCAGAGTTTGTTAGATTATGAACTGTCTTGTGGTTTAATGCGATTAGCATCTTTACCAATCAGAATTAAATCTGCAACCACAGATAGCAGTGTACTTATCAAGTTTGATGGCATGTTTGAACCTTCTGGTCATTCCAATACATCTGTTTGGAATCATTTAGGTTCCATCATGATTGCTTTGGGCATTTCATATCAGTTGTCTACTGATATTACTTCACCAATTAACGTAAAAATTACTAAAGGTGCTGAGATGATTGGTCACGTTGTTACGTGGAAACCAGCATGTTGTACCGAGAAATTGCAATTGCTCAAGAATTCTTTTTTGAGTACAAATTCCGGTGATTATGTAGTCACCGCTAATCTGGGTAGATTGTTAAGAAGCATTGGACAAGTTGAGAATTCTCTAACTTGTGTCCAGTTAGGAATGTCCCACGTAGAATTCAGCGCTCTTACTCAAGTTGAGCGCATGGAAATGTTTTTTGCGGGCCAAATTGAAG